AAGTGAAGATAGAGCTGATGTAAATGATTTTGTAGCAGATATTGTGACAGCTTTTTTAAGTTTTCCCCAAATGTTTGAATTTTCTTTCGCCTTGTCTTTAATTTCTGGAAAACTTGTATTAGCCCATTGCGCTAATTTATTACCTGTATTTCGTTTACCATCACCATCCCATTTATCATAACCTTCATATCTTTCATATACTCCTGGGGTAACAGGAGATACTGAACCTGGATCAAGCCAATTCTGTATAGGATTAAGAAAACTTGTCACTAATGTATTCAAAACTCCCTCTCCACTAATATGTCTTTGAAGTTTTACTACTCTTAAAGCGTTCATTTCAAAGCTCACGGGATTAAATACTCTCGTTTCCTTTCGTGGATTTAATGCCTGTAAAAGAAATTGTTTTCCTAATATAAGATTTCCAGTATTACCACTATTATGTAAAAGTGTTTTTAATCTATGTTGATCTGCTTTTATTCTATTTATAGAAGTTATTACACCGCCTCGTATAAATTCTATAGTTTGTCTAGAACCTTGAGTTCTATCAGTATCTCCACTATAACGAAAAGTTTCTTTGTTTTCACCTTCCATATCTATCAAAGTTTTATAAATAATAGGATGAATTCTATCTTTTTCCATTTTGCCTGGAGCAGCTTCTTCCCTAATGTCGTATACGTCTTTCCATCTCCAATAATGATCAACATAAGAAAATTTATTTTCGCGATTTTCTACGGCGGTTGGATGTAAAAATTTTCTTGCAAGCTCAGAACCTATTTTTGGAACTTTATATGTAGATGCTCCTATCAAAGTATTAAGTTTAGTAATATTTTCACTGTCTTCATTTATATTTAAACTTTCGGAAGCTTTTTTGGCTGTTTCTTTAGTTGCTTCTAAATTCATATTTGACCAAATTGGATAATCTGCCTGTGAATCTGGAACATTCAGATCATAAAATCCCTCTGCAACGTGTCCTGACTTATTCTTCGGTGGAAAATGTCTCCTACGCCAATGCTTTGCTATATGCCAACTACCTTGACCTGGAAAAGGAAAATCATATCCATCCAGTCCATCTAAATTTGCTGATATTTTTATCTTAGATCTATCACCGTTTTCATCTATAGGAATTGCTAATCTTGAAGCTATTCCTGTATATTTGTCTCCTGTTTGCCAATTTGTGTGTCCCATATTTGTAGTAAATCCAGCTGGATGTAAATCATCTTCTGGATTAAAAGTTTTACCTTTTTTAGTTCCAGCCATAAAATTAACACCTTTAGACTGTAGACTTGGTTGATTAGACGCGGCCCAGGGATATTCACCCATTTGGTCCCACATAGTTTGACCTCTTACATCCCAAGTATTTGGAACGTCTGGAATTATAGATTTAGAACTAAGTTGCCACATATGTGGACTATCAGGTGCCATATCTGATGTGGGAGGACCAAAACCAAAGACATACTTACCAGCCAGGTCACCTGCCGTAACCATATAGGATAGTTGAGACCTAGAATTAAATGGCAATTCTGTTTTATCTTTACCAATATTCTTCCAAAATCCTAACGGTAAGGTATGAATATCATCTGCACCTACTCTCGGATTTCCACTAAAATAATCAACACCTTCCTTTAGAGAAGAATCTACATTACCTAAACCTTCAACCGTACGGGAATATCCAAGTCTAAAAGTTCCCTGGTGAAATCCTTCTACTACTGGATATTTATATGATTTTCCATCTTTAGAAATTCCTACAAATTGAGACTTTGTCTTATCTATAAAAAATTTGGTAAATCCAGTTGCATGTAACTCTTCTGAACCCATAGGTCCTGGAAAATAACTTTTTGCAAGTATATCATCGTTAGTATTACCTGGCATTCCTAAATTTAACTTTAAAGTATTTGGATACTTATAGTTTTTCCCATCTTCAGAAATTCCTATAAATTTACTTTCACGAAGTTGCATATTTTTGGTAAATCCCATAGCATCTAAATCTGTAACTCCGCCTGGGTTTGGAAAATAATTAACAACAACTGGTTTATGACGTTTCGGAACATTAATAATTGTTATATTTGAATCAAAAAATGTATTACCAATCTTACTAAATTTTTCTGATAATTTTTGTCTAAATCCACCAAGTTCACCTACTCTCATTTTCCGTGGATTTACATCGTTGGAAGTGTTACTACCAAATTCATTGGAAGTTTTACTACCAAATCCACCTCGTTCAGATTGTAATTCAAGTGTCCCACCTAATCTGTCACCAATATTTTGCAATTGACTACCAAAAAACATACCACCAGTAGTTGTGTTTGTGTACTGGGTTGGACCGCTTTGTTTGAGGGATACTCCGGAATCTTCTGTTTCATGAGTAAATACGCCAGGACTTACAATTCTTGATGAATATTTTATTAATTTTGGTCTGTTTAAGTCTGTTAATGCCATCTTTACCTATTCTGTTATTCCTCTATAAACTTTTTCTTGACCCTTTGTAGTTGCATCAATCAAGCTTTGCCTTTGTTTAGATGATTGTATTTGTCCATTACGGAGAGTATTACCAAATACTTTCATTTCACGCGATAAATCAGTAATTGCCACCACGAGCTGGGGATCACTATTCTGTAATTGACTTTGTTGTATTTCAGTTAATACGGCCTCTCCATTATTAACTTCAATATTGGCACCGTCGTGTGCTTTTGGTGGTGCGGATCCTCCATATGCAGAACCCAATCCCGTTCCTATCAAACCCCCAATAGTTGCCCCAGTTGCCATTCCGGCCAATCCCTTCATGGAAAAAATTGTTCCAACACCCGGTATTGCCGCCATAGCACCAATCATAGCACCTACTAAACCCAACACTATTCCCCCTATAGCAACCCACTTATTTTTTTGGTTTTCTACTGCCGCGGCTGCTTTCTCCTCTTCTGTTATCAACTTAGCTAAATTAGTAACATCAGTGCCAATTGATTTAGAAAGTAATTCTCTCTCTAGTCTATTTAATTTTTGAAATGCTGCTTCACCGCCAACCTGTCGTTTAATTTCTTCCATCATTCCTGTCAAGTCATCCTGCATCATCAATCGTCTGGCAGTATCAAAATTCATCGACCTACCAAGTACAGCATTAGCTTCAAATTGTGCATTTATAGAGCCTTCTATATCTAATAAATGTGTTGCTATTTGATCAGCAACATCCAATCCTACTCCCATAGCTCTTATTTCAACAGCTGCTCTCATAAATTCTTCAGCAGATCCGTGCGCATGTTTTGCCATCAATTCAGTAGAGCCAGCTATATCTTCAAATACTTTTGAAGGTAATACTCCTTTCATCCTAGCAAATTGAGCAACAGAATTCTGTACATTAATTAATTGTTCATGACTACTATCCGATAAAGCAGTTTGTATTCTTAATATCTTTACTGCTTGATCTGCTGATATTCCATAATATAATGATTGTTTTTTAAGTTGCCATGCTATATCGAAATTAACATCATTGATGGTTCCAAACTCTTCCGCCATCGCTGAAACATATTTTTGATTAATTGCTAATGCTGGACCCATTTTGATCATCTGTCCTAGAGAAAGCCCAGTTTCAAATGCAAACTTAACCATAGAAGCTGCCATTGCAGCTACAGCAGCGCCAATTCCCAAACCTAACATCTTCAGCTTACCCCACTTCTTTTTAACTTTACCTGATGTTTTATCTACTTTTTCTTCATTTTGCCCCACTTTTGCAGTTGCTTCCGCTGCTTCTTCAGCTTTACGAGCATCAACCTTATCTTCGGCGGTCATTTGCCACCCAGGCTTGGGTTCACTGGCGGCGGCGGCTGTAGCATCGGCAGCAACATCACCAGTACCAACATCACTTGTCCCTGTAATTCCAGAAACTACGTCGGCTCCAACATTTCCGAGCGTTGTTGTCCATGCATCTCCCAGTATGCCTCCTGATACTTCGGCTGTCCCTCTTAATGTCTTTGCCATATTTTTGGATATATCACCAAAATTTATAAAATCTGCTAGAAACTCACCTATTACCGGAATTTCACGAACTAGATTCTCTACACCACCCACCATTTTCTCTACAGAATTAACTCCTGCATTTACCAAATTATTATAACCTTTTTGTACTTTCTGGATTCTTCCCAACTGTTTATATTGTCTTACTAGTTGCTTATCTCCAGCTTGTTGAGCTTCAAGAATTTTTTCACTAATATCTGCCCATTCTACAGTTTCTTTATGAATATCTCCCGTAGTTGATAAAACCTGTTTTGCTATACCTACAAAAGCTTTTTCTTCTTTTACTAAATCTCCAGTAGAATCCACAGAATCCGTTATTGATTTATTTATAGATTCCCAAATACCTGAAATAGATTTAAGTAATGCAGGTTGTGCTTTATATAGCTTATCTAATTCTTCATTATCTTTTTTTTGTTGTTTTGTTGCTGCCATAAGTTTTATTTTCTTTTAATTGAATAGTGTAGAATACACTATATGTAAATTATCTTCCGACCAACTTATTAAGTTCCGCCGATGTAGCTGCAAATTCAGGGTCATCTTTTTTCCTTTTCTCAATATGCTGTATAATCTCTTTACCAAGTTTATCAGCAGCCGCTATATGTCTTTTCATAACTGGATCTCTTGCTAAAACTTTTAAAAGTTTTGAAGATTTTCTTTTTGCGATTGCTTTAAAAAGACCACCGAGAAATTCTGTAATTATTTTATTTTCTTTTATGATATACTTAGCCAAGATTAACTCCTAAAAACTTAAATTGAGGGATTCATATATAAATATACAGATAATCATTTTTTAATTTTGGAAAAATTTGGTTGGGAGGATTTTCTTTGAGATTTTTCTATAGCTTCTTTTTCTTCCGTATAAGCCTTGTCTAATCTTTGAATATACCATCTTCTTAAATAAACCGGCATATTATAGGCTTGTTCAAAAGGTATTGAACCTCTAGAATTAAATGTTAGTTGAAATATCTGTTCGTGGATCTGAGCTTTATACTCAGGAGGAAGGCCAAAAAAACTGTACCGTCATCGGTACCGTAATATCTACCTCCTCTCCATCCACATCAATTGATATTTCTAAATCGATATCTGGGGTGTTGTCTGAAATATATTCTCTAAATGATCTACTATCTACTGCAAAAAATTCATTATCTACAAAATTATTAACAACTGATCGTTCAGAATTACCATCAACTTCAAGTATCATGTGTTTTAATCTAGTCGTAAGAGATCTATCTATATCACTTACTTTACTTAATGATTTAGCACGTTTTTCAATAGCATCAACATCACCACTAGTTAAAAGTTTATACTTAATAACTCTATCAGTAGTCGGTAGAGTAAATTCAAATTCATTTAGTCCTTTAGTCACTTTACTAAAATCTACTGAAATGTCCTTCAATGAAGTTAAATCCAAATTATGTGTTGTAGGTTCTCCAGTAACGGGTGACGTAACGTCAAACTCATATTGTTTACCATAAGCTAACACTCTTGCAGCTATCAATAAAGCATTTTTATCACCAATCAATAAATCATCAACTTTGACTTTTTTATCAACTATCAAATTATCTAAAAGTACATCTAAAACAACACCTTTAGCAATAAGATTTTGTGATGTCAAAATATCTTCATCTTTCGCAGTCATGTATTTTAATTCGATCTGGCCACTTGATAATGGGCTTTTTTCAGGATAAAAATATCCTTTAGACGGTAGATCGATAACTTCCGTCGGAAACGTAGTTTCGGGCATGTTATTCTCCTTAATAAGATTTATAACTAATTGTAAATATAACTAAAATTTTTCAAATTAAATTATTTTTTTGGTGCAAATTTCTCTTTGATTGGTTTAAGAATCATATCGAAAAGAATATCGTCATATTTTGTTGGGGTAAGTTTCACAATTTTTTCAATTGCGTAAATACCAACTAAAACATATTCCCAATTTGCTGCTATCCATTCACTCATTTTTAATCTCCGTTATTAATTTTTAATTAGAATTGTAATATTGCGTAATCGTATCTAAGTGATAACTCAATATCTACTGGATCCCCACCATTTGCAAAATCCAAATCATTAAAGTTTGCATCTTGTACCCATGCTCCTTTTAATGTCCATTCTTCAACCACATCACCAACTGGTCCTAATAAATTAAAAGATACATCTTTTTTATAAAAATCTGAATAACCATCTCTACCTGTTACGGATTCGTGTGATAATCTAACCCATTCCATTACTGCTTGTGCTGCAGAAGGTACAACTGGGTCATATAAAGTAACTCCTAAAGGTTGCCATTCTCCTTTACCTTTAATGTATCTCTTTACATTAATATGGTCTAATACTATTTCTTCAAATGTAATCTGTGGTCTACTAGCAGTCTTAATCAAGTATGCAGGAATACCTTCTATATACATGACATACCGATTTTTCGTTTTCGGTTCAAATGGGGTAAACATTATTTCAGTTGCGTCAATTAACTCAGGCATCTTTTCTTCTCCTAAATAAGATTTCTTTTCAGTAATAAATATAACGGTAATGAAAAATTGCGCTTATATTAATAATATCCTTTTGAAGTTTTTTTGAAGTTATTATAAAAACAAAAAACCCCAGTATAAAACTGGGGCTTTTTAGTTATCTTATTGAGATAATTTGTTATTCTGGAAAGGTTGCTCCAGTAGGTTGAACAACAAAGTCCAATACAATGAACTCAGCAGTTCTTGTAGGTTGAACAAATATCTGTCCAACTAACCTATTTCTATCTATTTCATCTGGTGTATTGTTTGATTCATCCATCACTACCCTAAAAGCATTCAAACCACTATTAGCTTGTACATTTTCAAGATATGGATTAACAGTATTCAAGAAACGATTTCTTGTTGCTGTTGTGTTCTGTTCAAACACCAAGAATTTAGATGTAGAAGCAATAAACTTCTTCAGATTAATTAACAATCTACGAACATTAATCCTATCAAGTGCTGATGGTTTGGATTGTAATGTTTTTTGTCCAAACACCGTCGGTCCTTGACCTGGGAATGTTGCAATTGGATTAATTCTTTCTTCATAAAGCTTATCCCTCTCTGCATGATTTAACTTAAACTTAGCTCTAGATGTTATAGTCAATCCACCTCTATTTAATCCTGCAGGTGCAAACCATTCTTGACCTATTCTGTCATTAAAAGCAAATACTCCTGCTAAAGCGACTGAAGGTGGTATCCATACTGGCTCCACATTGCCGCCTTCTATGGAATAATTTACTTGTACCCAGGGATAATATGTAGCTGCATAATTGGTATCTAGTGATCCAAGAGCACTTGCTGCTTGTGAAATAGTATCTGCCCAATGGAATCCGTCCATTATATAGAAACAATCTGCTCTTTCTTCCACCTTAGTTATAGCATGTTCGGTAATATTATTATGACAATTACCACCATCTTTACTATGAATTATTCCAGGAATTACCAACATATTAATATCGAATTCATCTGGATTAGATATTGTATTAATAGCTCGTTTGTATAATGTAGTACCACTAGTAGTTGGAGTTGAACAATCAAATCCCATTACATTAGTAGTAGTTACATCATTAGCCATAGATGGTTTTGAAGCTGGATCTACACCGTCGAATCCCCATTGAAAAGGAACTGCAAACCGTCTCTGACCTATATCAGAATTAGCTAATGTTATTTTTATTCTATTAGCAGTGGTTCCATCTGCAAAAGTTGAAGGACTTCCAGGTAATGTATTTGCATTAGCATGTCCAGTGCAATTATTTAAACTAAATGCTTTATTAGAACCATTTCCTGTTCCACTTGGAATAGGTGAAAGATAAGCTGCTGCATCATTATCATATTTGCCTCTTATTCTATTCGATGTTCCAATGTCCATGAAATCTAATCCATGATACGCACTTGCTTGAAAGGTTTGTTCATTAGTATTATCTACTTGTTGAAGCTTCATTGAAGCGGAAGGTACTATAGTACCACCTGGAATTGGATTCTCTAAAGCTGCATATCCATACGGTACTACCGATTTTGGATAATTTTCTATATTTTGAAAATCACCAACTCTACACCATTTAGATCTATTTGGAAAGCCTCCATGATATGTCAACCTACCATTAGCATC